CCCAATCCTTTCGCCCCTTAGCAAGCCCTACTCCACTTCTGCCTACTCACCAAATTCTCCCGTTTCCCTCCACCCCAATCCTTTCGCCCCTTAGCAAGCCCTACTCCACTTCTGCCTACTCACCAAATTCTCCCGTTTCCCTCCACCCCAATCCTTTCGCCCCTTAGCAAGCATATCAGCGCAAACTAAAGCCATTCTCGATGGTTGGTTTCCTCCCACCCCAATCCTTTCGCCCCTTAGCAAGGCTATAGCAGCGATGGAAGCGATGGAAACAGCAAATGTTTCCTCCCACTCCAATCCTTTCGCCCCTTAGCAAGTTAATTTTGAGGATTAAATTATGACTTATGACCCTGATGTTTCCTCCCACTCCAATCCTTTCGCCCCTTAGCAAGAAGAAAAAGACCCTGACAATATCCCCTTCTAAAAAGGTTTCCTCCCACTCCAATCCTTTCGCCCCTTAGCAAGCTAGCAGCGATGTTTCCCTCCACCCCAATCCTTTGTTTCCTCCCACTCCAATCCTTTCGCCCCTTAGCAAGTGATCAAGATTTATATTGAATAGAAGGATAAAAGATGCACGTTTCCTCCCACCCCAATCCTTTCGCCCCTTAGCAAGTAAAGATGATGATTTTTTTATCATCAATAACGAGGTTTCCTCCCACCCCAATCCTTTCGCCCCTTAGCAAGTCCGTCTTTTCAAAGCCTTATGCAGCAAGGGTTCTGTAAGCGGTTTTGGCAGTTTCCCTCCACCCCAACTCTTTCGCCCCTTAGCAGGTTCAAAAATCTCGTTTCAGCCGCTTCAATTTCTTGCGATGTGTAGCGAAGGAAGCCTGAAAATATTACAATGCCTTGGTTCTGAGGATTTGGCGAAAGCCTTGGGATAGAAAGCCAGCCATAGTTCCGGCTGGTCTGTGAGGGTCATCACTTCTCCTCTTACTTTTCAGGATAAATCCCTAGAAGTCATAGGCTAACCAAAGTCAGCCACCCGCCCAAACTGCGGTGATTTGATGTTAGCCTACATCCTATTAATTGTCAATCAATATATCTATAGTCTTGTTGATGTTTCCGATAATTGATACAATATTCAAACCAGCACCGCAAAGGTGGCACACGCACCACCTAAGAGGTTTTACCACTGGCAATATTTCACCCGTGAGGGCGGGCTACTTTATATGTCTAATGATACCTCAAAAGTTGTTGTTGCAACAATTGATTCAGGATTTACCAGGGGTGAAGGACTTGCTGTTTCACGGTTGGTAGAGGTTTTTGTTAATTATCGAAAAGTCAATAAGACTATTGAAGAAATGATATAATTACTGAAACCATCCCACTCAGGAATATTTACGGTATTCCGGTGGTTTCGATGGTTAGCTTTTCACCCGGAAAGGACGGGTTACTTTGCTATGAACAGTATATCAGTTTTCGCGCTTAATGGAATCTCTGTAGAGTTAGACAAAGATTTTATCAGTCTCAATAAACTATGGGAAATGGCTGGCAATCCAGAGAATCAAGATCCTCGTCAATGGGCAAGATTACCAGAAACGGATAAATTAATTTCCCAAATGCTTGCAGAGCAAGGATTTCAAAATGTGGGAAAATCCCACATTATAAAAACCAAGCGAGGTAGGGGCGGCGGAACGGTTGCTCATTGGAAACTTGCTCTTGATTACGCTGGTTATTTATCCCCTGCGCTCAAGTCTCAATTTTACAATTGGATTAAAGAACGCATAGAAGAAGAGTCAAATCCTGATTTAGCTTATAACCGCGGTAGGGAACGCGCTATCAAGGAATTTAAAAGACGTGGACACGATAAGCAATGGATACAGCAGCGAATTGAAGGCATGGAAACAAGAGCGCGATTCACGGATACTCTCAAGGATCACGGCATTGAAAAGCCTTATGAGTACGCTGTATGCACTAATGAAATATATAAGCCATTACTAGGTGGGACAGCTAAAGAGATTAAACAAGAGCGCGGTCTCACTGAATTAAGAGACGGTCTTTCAAGGGTTGAATTAATGTCCATTGGGCTTGCGGAAGCATTAGCATCTGAAAAGATGGAAAATACCAATGCCAATGGTTTCTTAAAATGTCGAAACATTTGCAGCGACTCCAGTAAACGAGTTAACCGAGTTTTTGAATAACCATCTCAACTAATCACAAAACACAATGGAATCATACACAGAAGACAGCCCATTTGTTCCTAGTTTTTCTATCAAGAAACTAGCAAAAACGCTATTGGGAGATCACAATAATTTACCAGATTCACCTGGTATTTACTTCGCATTAGACGCTGCTAATCGTGTTTGGTATGTCGGCATATCAACCACCAGCCTAAGAAATCGCCATGCTAGTCACGAAAAATTACCAGAGTTCAAAGAACATAAAGTGCAGTACATAGCCTACTTTGTATGGACTGACATAGACGATTTAGAGGAATGGGAAATAGGGTATATCCAGAAATTCAATCCCCCATTAAACATAAACCATATCCAAAAAGAATTACCTCAGATTGACTTAGGGTATGGTGAGGAACACTACATCAGCAGATACAGAGAAATAAAAGAGCAAATAGCTTTGTTAGAACAGGAAATGGAAGAATTAAAGCCAAATCTTGTTACCTTACTAGAGCGTGAAGGTGGGAAAATATCTCATAAACCCCTGGGATTTAGTGGATACCTAACATCACGCAAATCTTACCAATATTCATCAAAAGTAGAAGCTATCAAAGAGCTACTAAAACAATCTCAGAAACAAGAAGAAGAGGACGGTACTGCTATTGTGAAATCCGTCACAACTTACCCAACATTTAGGTTTAGATAATTGATTACCCATGAAAAAACAGCAACCCGAAAAAGTATCAATCAGTGAAATAATTCCCTTCCTGCTCACCATAGATACTCGCAACTGGGAGCAATTCAAGGCACTGGAAAAAAGTTTTGTTGATAAGCACGATGTGGAGACGTGGGAATATGTACTTAACTTTCAAATAAAACCAGTGCTAGATAAAGATTCTGACCGATGGTTACTAATTCAATGGTGTAAAAATATCATAGTCAATCAAGGTTGTTGACCAGGGAAAACAAACAAGCAAGCAGTAAACAACATGAAAACAATCAAAATCAAGGTAAAGCTAACACCTAGTCAAATAGAATCCTGCGATAAATATCTAGAAGAATTATCCTGGTTGTGGAACTTGGTCCTAGCCAATCAACTGCACAATCACTGTATTCGCTGGTATGAATGGGCTGCTAAACTTAGTGCCGAATTAGCAAAAACCAACGAGAAACTAGAGAAATTAAAACCAGAACAACAGCAATTAATTAGAGATTATTACAACTCCACAACTAAGCCTAAGCTAAGTAAAAAAGACCAAGAATTAGTCAACAAATTCAACATACTCTCTAGATGGAATCCATTCGATTTAGAGGGGATTATTCCCGTCCCTTTGCGTATTGGTAACAGTGCTTATGAAGGACTATCTTGCCAAATTGCCACAGGTGGGAGCTATTGGAAACGAGATGACAACACCGTCATTCCCGTTAACACCAAGAAAGGCATATCTTTTATCAAAGGGTCGAAGTTAGTCAAGGGTGACAAACCCTGGCAGCGAGTAGAAATAAAGCCCCATGAGTACAGGAAATTCCCCGGCGGCAAATACGAAGGACGGGAATTAGTCACCTTAGAAAAATTCGATAATCTCAACGGATTAAACACACTAAGAGCATCTCAAAACCTACCAGATTTAACCGTTTCCTCTCACTACATAGGTGGTTTATTGGGATTCTTCAAAGAATCTTGGAAAGCATTTTTGGATTCAAAAAGGACAATCAGCAGGAAGCCTAAATTCAAAAAAGATAACGATAAAATTGCAACCTTGTCTAACAGTCAATGCCCACCAAACCGGATAGATGTTGACAAAAACATCATAGCCATAACCGGATTTGGTGCTATAAAAGTTAATGATAAATCCTGGGTAAAACGACTGAATCTATCCCAGTCCTTACCCCGCACCTATATGTTGACAAAGCAACAATCAGGCTACTACATAAACATTATAGTTGCTCATCCACTGCAAGAAGAGAAGTCAATATTAGCCAACAAACTACCCAAAGTCAAAAAACAATTTGGAGAAAACAGTCAAGAGTATGCAGATATTAAGTCAAAACTAAAATTCATTGAACAACAAATCAAGGAATCATCAGTCATTGAAGGCAAGGAATTAAGTGTAGGCATAGACCCAGGCGTTCAGTCAGTTGTATCCACAGACCACGGTGCTTTATTTTTGCCAAATTTATCTAGGGAGCGTGTTTCTATCCACATAGAAGAACTCCAGTCAAAACTAGATAATGCTGAATCAATCAATGATAAAAAGTGGAAAGAAGCAGGGAACAAAACACCTAGACCTAGAACCAATACCGAGATTAAACTACAAGATAAAATCAGAAGATTGCATGAACGCGGCAGCAATTCATCCAATGCCTTTAACCACAAATTATCCACAAGATTATCGCGCACCTATGAACATATTGCCTGGGAAAACACCCAAATCAAAAACCTACTTAAGCAAGTAGAACCCAAATCACTACCAGAAGGTACCGGCTACGCTCACAATGGTGCATCTGCTAAACGCGGATTAAATTGGATTATGAGACAAAGATGTTTAGGTGATTTAGAGAAAAAGACAAAGCTAAAAGTTGAAAATCGCGGTGGCAGTTTTCAGCAGCCACCAGCTAACTACACATCCCAAACTTGCCACCAATGCGGACAAAAGGGAGAACGATTATCACAGCATGAATTTATCTGTAAAAACTCCGAATGTAGACTGTTTAATGTTCCACAACAAGCAGATACGAACGCAGCCAGGAATCACAAACAGAACGCCGGATTTGAGTTAGGAGAAGTCAAATACAACGGCGTAAGATTGACATACGAAAAACCCCAAAGATTCAAGAAAAAACGCGCTGACAATTGACAATTAAAACTGCTCATGCTAATATCAAATCACCGCAGTTTGGGCGGGCGGCTAGTTTAATATTAGCCTATGACTTCTAGGGATTTATCCTGAAAAGTAAGGGGGAAGGTGACAACCCCCATAGACCAGCCGGAACTATGGCTGGCAGCCTTCAAAATCACTCGCGCAATGCCCAGAACCAAGAAAATGCAAGGGATTCAGGCAATCCTTTCGATACATAGCAAGTTGCTAAAGCGGCTGAAATGAGATTTTTCAGAAGACCCGCGCAAATGGCATTTGAAATCCTTGCTAGACAAGACTTTGAAGATGCGGCACTTGCAAGAAGGGCGGAGGGATGAGAGTGGGTTGAAACACGATGGATATTATCCCCAATTGCGGCTGCATTATCTTGCAAGAAGGGCGGAGGGATGAGAGTGGGTTGAAACGAGAAGACAGTCAAGAGTATGCAGATATTAAGTCAACTTGCAAGAAGGGCGGAGGGATGAGAGTGGGTTGAAACTACAAAGGCTCTTGATTTATTTGCTCTTAAACTCTTACAAGAAGGGCGGAGGATAGAAAGGACTGAAACCTCCAGAAATTTAATAGCATTATCATTGCGGACAGCAGCTTGCAATAGGCAAAAGAAAAAGAAGGACTGAAACTAGCTTAAAGCAGCAATCAACCCTTGCAGCAACGCCAGACCAGGAAGGAATGAAACGCGAAACAGCAGCTTAATGATTGCCGCAATAGCAAGCGCGAAGAAAGGACGAAACAATGGATACTAAAGCATCAACCCTAATCGGGTTCAGGTTCAGCCAAAACCAGATTAGCTAATTCTGGTATGGGTGGATTCTCTACAAAGTCTTGCAAAATATCACCAACTATATCAGCATTAAGACTTAAATCAGTCATTAAATCGCCTATGGGCGGGAGTGTTTCTGCGTCAGGCGTAAATTTAGACATTTCCATTTTTCTCTTTCCCTGATACAGCCAAACCTGCACTACCTGATGCTAAAGCGAGCGAAATGTTGAACGCACCGCTACTTTTAGCATCTGACAAATTAGGAGCAAATAACACGGCTAAGGCTAACACTGTACTTAGCAGAGCGAATATTCCGGGTAAAACACTTTCGTTATTCATAATGTTGGCATCATTAAAGCATTTGAGTAATATTTTACGCATTTACAATTAGATTTACACTGACAATTTTCCCCAGGATTAGGCAATGTACCAATTTGCGCCCATCCCATCCCATTATATCGAATGCAATCATCGCAATTATGCACGGCACTGATGACCCGACGCTCCCACAAATAACCATTTCGTTTGTGACCTTCTAGTCTGCCACGCTCCCGAAAATGATTAGTTTTGTTATAGTACATTTTTACTCTAGCTAATATCTGCGCTTCTGACAAATCACCTCTTAGAATATCCTGGGAAAATCTTCGTAAGTATTGATGCTCAAGGTTTAATTGTCCACTAATCAATGAGTAGTCTCGCCAGTCCATCTGCTTTGCACCACCCACGCCTAAAGCATACTGATACACGGCTAAACTTCTCAATAATTCCGCCGTTTGTCGTTCCCACCTAGCCACATTAATCCGTCCTGACAATAGTGCATCGGTAACTTTTTCACCCATTGCTAAATGGTCTTTAATCGCCTGTTCTGTCAGTCTCGCTACATCACTTTCCCTGACAAACTGACCCTTTCTGTAGCCATTAGCATAATGATAACGTTGGCTTTTCTTGTTCCAAGTAAATATCGTTGATTCCTGTTTGTCTGACTTAATTAATAAGTCAGATTGCAACTTTTTTTCGCTAACATCCTCACCTTCTAAGGGTGCTATTTCCAAAGGTGTAATACCTGCCAAAGCTCGCATTTTATTAATAACATCTAGGTCAAACTTACTAAAAGTTCCTGTGTTTACGCAGTTATTAATAATGTTTAAAAGGGTGATTGTGTCGGTGTTGTCTTCAGTCGCAATTGGGAAACTACCATAGTCATCAAGCTCGCCAAAGTTGAACTCCAACATAGGGCGGATAGCCTGCTCTATCAACGCTTCCCCGACTATTTCCATTTGCGACCTAGTCACCAACCTCAAGATATTTTGATGACCTTCATTAAGATTACTATCACCGCTGCTCACCGTACCTGTACCTGTGACGGTGCGAGGGACTAACCAGCACAGCATCATCATTGATTCTAGATATCCCAAGATATTCGTAAAAAAGCTCCCATCGGTTTCGTGAGCGATCGCCTCAATCTCATCAGCCAAATCAATCACAGCGTAGGAATTATTCTTGATATCTTCTAGGTTTCTTGACATCACATAACCCTGATTAAACAACCGTGGTTCACCCGTGTTTGGATCTAGATAAGGTTGGCCAGTTTCAGGATTAATCATGCTCACAGAGTTGTTGGCAGTATCCGTTTTACCCACCAATAATTTAGTAGCCTGACGTTCGGACGCGATCGCCATACAAGCATTGATTACCTTAGTCAGTTCCCAATAAGGATAGGCACGACGGCAAATAGCCACACCGTGAGGGTCGCCACCTAATGCTAAATATGGCTGATTAACTAAATGAATCCCATTTTCATAGGGGATATAAATATCACTAAATCTTAGATAATGAACCCGGCTAATTTGTCCGTTGAACCCCTCAAACCAATAATATCTAGGGTCTACAGTTCTAATAATATCTAAATATGCTTTCCTTTTCCTAATAACATAACTAACTTCTGAAAACGATTTACCAAAAGGGATAAAGGTCAGTATTTGAGACACAACATTTAACCAACTACCCTGCATAGCGTTAATAGTTTTCCTAGTAAAATCTTGAATATAAGGATCAGGATTTTGGTAGTGGTCAAGCATTGAGACCCCTAGTAATATTCTCAAATCATTAGCCGCGCTGGCCACTGGAGAATCTTTAAGCATCTCTACATAGGTATTAGTTATGTTCTTATCAGATTGTTGTACCATCCCAATCCAGGTAGATACCAATGCCTGAACTTTAGGAGAAAGAATATTAGTGTTTAACATATTGTGATTACATTTCGTATTTTTATACTCTTAAATTGTAGCATTTATATAAGTATGATATATTTAATATTAGTTAAACATTGAATTTATGGTAATAGAAAACTCAATTAAAATACAAATTAAATTAGCAGCTTTAGGTTCAGACAGGGAGAAATGTGGAATTATTGTTAACAATGAAGTTATCACCTTAAACAACATTCATCATGACCCAGAGAACCATTTCACAATAGCTGCCAACGATTTAGCCATGTTTGATTATGGGGATATTTCCGCTATTTGGCATACCCATCACAAAGACAATCAATCAGGGTATTTCACCTACACAGATATAGAGTTAGCTCACCAAAGCCAAAAACCCATCATCCTCTACCATTCTGGATTTGATGTGTGGGACTACTACGAAGCCAACAATCCCGACCCTTTCCCCTTAGAGAAAAAACCTCACACACCCCAAGAATTAGACTTCTACCTCAACACCAGATTTCACTGGGGGCGGTCTGATTGCTTTGCTATTGTCAGGCGATATTTACTAGGAATTGTGGGAATAGATATTGGGGAATTTACTAGAACTCAACTAGACAACTTTCCACCCGAAGATTACGACTGTCCATGGTCAATGAATAAATTTAATTTGCTACCATTGGGAACACAGCCGCAATTACACGATGTGTTTGGTGTGGCATTAAAAGGAGGCAGAAAAGTAAATCACGCCATGATTATGGTCAAGCCTGTGGAGAATATTATTCTTCATTCTCCCTCAGATTCTTCAGTATCCAAACTGGAGCAGTACGCCGATTATTGGAGAAAACGGACTCTTTTACACGGAAGATTAAAGGAATTATGCTAACAACTATTAAATTGAATGGTGCTTTAGGTGATAACTTTTTGCCAGAAATACAAGCAGATGCACACACAGTCAGAGAAGTAATTAACTTTTTGTGCTGTTATTTTGAAGATTTCAAGCATTATGTTTTATCTACCGATTGGATGTATTCAATAGTCATTAAAGCAGCCAACTGGCAGAGGGCAGTAGACGAAAATTCACCAGAATTACTATTACCTATCACAGGATTAACTGTAGAGATAACTCCACATATTCAGGGTTCAGGTGGTGTAGGCAAGTTCCTTACTAATATCGCCATGATTGGGATTGGAGTTGCATTGGTTGCCATTTCTGGCGTTGGTCCAGTTGCCGTAGGCTTAGGCTGGGGTTTGATTATTTCAGGTGCTACGGGACTATTACAATCTATTCTTTTTGGTAATCCTAGCGTTGATAGCAATGCTATTGATGACCGCCGCTCTACATTTTTCCAAAGTCCAGGATATAGCACTAAAGAAGGTACGCCAATTCCCCTGGCATTTGGTAAAGTTTTAGTCAAAAACTTTCAAGTTTTATCTGTAGAAATTGACTCCAATTTCACCGCTAATTAATCAAAAGGAACTTGAAAAATGGCAGAAAACTTATCTGGTTCTGGCGGATTATTTGGAGGTAGACCAAGCAGCCAATCAACGAGACAACAAATCACTGACGCAATATCAGGAACAACGAATGACAACGTTAAGCTCGTTTTAGGCATTTGCGAAGGAACTATTGGAGGCATGGTCAACGGTGGCAGAGACCTTTATTTTGATAAAACACCATACATGAACGCTGACGGAACTGTGAATTTTGCTAACGTCACAATGTCAAGCACGACAGGAACAAATTCCACTTCCCAGGCTTTAAGTTTACCAGACGGCTCGTCTTCCGATAATCCTGTTAACGTTGCTATTAAGTACAACATTCCCCAAACTAGGACTATATCCAATGCAGACTTAACTGATATTCAAGTCAAGCTAGGTTTACAACTTCAATACAACGACGCAAATGGTGATATCAGGCAAGCGACAATAGGCTTCGATATTCTCATAAAAGAAGGCATTAATGGTAATTTTGCGACTCGATATTCATCGGGAAATTTAATCGCTAGATATTCAGAAGAAGTAACATTTGACTACAGATTTCCTGTTAATAGAAACGAAAGTTATTTTGAAGTTAGAGTATTAAAAACCGGGCCAGAAGAACCGCCAAACCCCATACCACCAAACACGAGCTATGTAACAGCTAACCTCAAATGGGTAAGCTATACGGAAATAACAAGCGATCGCATAGCTTACATCAACACCGCTTTGCTGAATCTCCAGTTTCCGGCAAAAACATTTTCATCTACTCCAGAAATATGGGCAATGTTACAGTGTATGATTTGCGAAGTCCCTAGCAACGCAACCGTGAACGCCACTGACAATGGAACAGATTATAGCGGTGGCTGGAATGGCACTTTTTACACTCCCAGCAGAGCCACAGCAGATCCAGCTTGGATAGTATGGAAATTGCTAACCGAACCAAGATTTAACCTAAATATTCCTACCCAATACATAGATAAATATGCACTATATCAATGCAGTGTGTATAATAATCAACTTGTTTCAAATGGTGGTGGTGGTTTAGAGCGAAGATTTTTGTTCAATACCGTACTAGGTTCAGGTGGGCAAGAAGTAGTCCTAGAAATGATTAGAGCTATTTGCTCTACCATGTACGCCAAACCTTACTGGAATGGTTCACAGATTAGCTTTTGGCAAGATAGGCCTACAACAGCATTGCCAAAAATCCTCACCAATTCCGATGTTGAAGAAGGTAAATTTGCCTATCAAACACCTGAATTAAACACAGTTACAACAGTCGCCAAAGTCTCTTATCAATCAACCATTGAAGACTGGGAACTAGTACCAGAAATAGTAGAAGATATCCCAGCCATTCAACGCTATGGAGTGCAAGTAGAAGAGTATGCTTTATTGGGTGAAACTCGCAGAGGTGCTGCCATTAGGTCAGGAAGGAGAACTATCTTAGGGTCACAGCCTAACAATATCGTCCTTACCTGTAGAGTGAGGACAAGGGCAATGTTCTTTTCACCTGGCGATGTAATTCAAGTTGCTGATAGTGCTAAAAATAGAGTTAGAATTGGTGGTTTAGTTTCAGCAGCAACCACGACTAAAATAACAATTGATTCGCCAATAGCACTAACAGCAAGCGCAACTAAAAAGATTTTGTTAACATTACCTGATGAAACAGTTATAGAAAGAATAATCAGCAACGGTGCAGGAACATTTACAGAGATTAATTTAACTACACCTCTAACAACTTTACCTGCACCTGAATCACCCTGGCAAATAATAGATACTATCAACAAAACTCAACTTTATCGGATTACAGAAGTTAATCCAGTAGAAGATAATTTAAACCTCTTCGATATCACCGCAAAAACTTACAATGCCGACTACTATACTCAAATTGAATCGGGCATAAGAATCCCCGCAATTGTTCCCGTGGCGAGACTTCCGGTGATTGCGCCACCACCCGTAAATGTTTCATGTCAATTGTTAAAAATTACCTATGGCAACATCATCAGCTACACATTAATAGCATCATGGCAACGCCCAACCAAAATAGTAAATGGTGCTACTATAGAAGAGCCGTATACTGATAGATACAAAGTAGAAATAAAGAGAGGGCAAACATCTGAATGGTCTGCCGCACAAATTACTACAGAATTATCAACTAGGTGGGAAAACGTAGGTAATGGGTTCTTTTTTGTGCGAGTAGCCGCAATTACAACTAACAACAAAATAAGCACATATGTTGAGTCCGCGTCATCAGCACAAGCAACAGCCGATGCAAGCAACCAATATTTTACAGTTTTTACAGGAGAATTTTAAATGCCTCAACCATACATAGACGTAACAGGAGCAACTGCTTACAGAGAAGCAACTGGAGACGGGACATTTGCTAATCCTTATATTCCCAGATTTACCGCAGTTCAGCAAGGGACATGGAATATAGGCATAACAGGCACACCTACTTTCAACATAGGCACTGCACCCAGTCTCACCTTTACTAATACTAGCTTTACAGCCAATGCCGGAACTAATCTAAATACTTCAGCATTGGCACTTGAATCAGGTGGTAACTTAGCTAGTATTAATACTAAGCTACCCAGTAATTTAACTGTTACAGCTACTCGACTACTGGTAGATGGAAGTGGGGTAACACAACCTGTATCATTAGCCACTTTACCTACTTTAGCTGCTGGTACTAATAACATAGGGTCGCTAACTAATATTACAGGCATAATTAGTTTACCAACTGGTGCAGCCACCTCTGCAAATCAAACCACTGGGAATACATCACTAGCAAGTATTGATACCAAAATCCCGTCATCATTGGGTACAAAAACATCCTCCGCTTCTTTGTCAATTACCCCCGCTTTTGCAGCAACATCAACTATAACAAACGTAGCCAGTAGCGCAACGTCTGTAACATTATTAGCTGCAAATAACAATAGAAAAACAGTAATAATTTTAAATGATTCAACCTCAGATTTATATGTAACCCTAAATGCTAGTGCAGCAAGTACAACAAATTATTCATTATTTTTAGCTGCCAAGGTAGGCAATACTCCATCTTCTTTGTTTTTAAATGGAGATGATTATTCAGGGGAAATCAGAGGTATTTGGAGTGCTGCTAATGGATTTGCAAGAATTACAGAAATTGTATAATCACAACGTTGTTTACTTTAAATAAAATGCCAGCACCAATATTACTTTTACCTCCCATTAAATGGGAATTTAGTAGAGAAGCAAAAATTCAATTACAATCCACTAAATTAGGCGACGGATACGGAATTACAGCAATAGCACCTAATTCAATTAGAGATAATCATGAAATAATAATTCCCGATTTAGATACAGCCACAAAAAACAATATTATTTCTTTATTTGTATCCTACCGAGGAATTACTAGGTTTAGGTGGCGACCCCTGGATATTTTTCCTTACAAAGAATACATTTGTGATAAGTGGAGTGTAATTCAGCAAAGCCCTTATTTATGGCAGATTACCGCAACATTTGTTGAGCAAAAATAATATGAGCTTACTATCTAATTCTCAGTCATTAGACACGGAAATATTTATAGACTTAATTAACATCAAGAGCCAAGATTTTGACGTGAAAATCTGTAACTATGGAACTGTTAGTTTTGGTAATGTCTCCTACCAAGGTTTTCCTTGTAAAATTAGTAGCTTTAGCAAATCAGGCGAAAGTGTAGAAGCCCGTGCGTCCTTAATCATGTCAGATATATCTGGGATAGTAGGGGATGTAATTGATAACTACATTGTCATTGGTGCAGACGTAAACGTTAAACGCACTCAACCAATGTTTTTAGATGGTAATCAAACAGCAGATTCTACCCAGTTTTATGAATTAAATCTAAGAGTCAATCAATACACTGGTGAGTATCAAAATCAATTTACATTTTCTCTCACTCCCTACTCATTAGAAAGAAAAAAAATGCCAGCTAGAATCTACTCCAGGCGTTGTCAATGGCAACTTAGTGACCAGAATTGTCAAGCACCAACCAATATCCATTTTGATATTTCTGGCAACCCGACCACAGCAGCAAATAGAGTCTGTAGAAAAGACCTAGATGCTTGCAAACAATACCACGGTAATACGCTAAGATTTGGTGGCTTTCCTTCAGTAAATAGAATCAGGAGCTAATATGGTAAAAATCACGGGAACTTTACACATAAATACTGGATTTGTGAGGCTCAAACCTAACATTAATTTCATTGGAGCAAAACCTGGCATCTCTGCCTATGACCTCTCAAAACCATTAGAAATAGAACTAGCTCCCACACCAGCAGAAGGTTTGTATTTGGTTGATTATTCCTTGGATGTCAATGCTGGGTTTTATCCTACAGAACATTGGATTATCCCCAATGAAGACTGTACCTTTGATGAAGTCAGGGGCGTTAATCGCATCTCAATGGCTTATGTTAAAAATCTAGAAGAACAGATAGCTGCACTAAAAGCAGAAAAACAAAAATATTTAGAAGATACGGAGGCAAAATCAACGATTATCAACAATCAAACATCCTTGCATATCTTAAAAAGATTCCATTAATAATGGTGATGTAAAATATATGAAAGCAAAGCTAAGTATTTTAGCGAGGTTCACTTGATTACCACCCTAACACCCCAATTTGCAACCCAATCCTTAGACCTAGAGTTAAAAAAGGGTGAATCAGCGCAATTTTCCATTGCTGTCACTGATTACGACTTAGACCTACGCGGCTGTCTGATATTTGCAGAGATTCGCAGATTATCTCCAGGATACAATCTATTAACAGGCTTCACGGGTGCAGCCACAACTAGCGGTAGCACCATTCAAGTCAAACGCTACCCATCCATAGATAACAAAGCGCAACTTCTGGATTTGTTGCCGGTCCGCATTGGGGACTTAGTTACCCTAGAAGGCTCAGGTATTACAGGCTCTAAGGTGATCGCCGTCACCGACTCCCAAATCATTGCATCGGGAACGGCTACCAGAACAATTAACGAAGGTCGGGTTTTAGTGCGATCGCTCTCCCTAACCTCATTTACTGCCATACCCTACCTGCCAAATATCACAGTCACCTTAACCGCATCAGCGTCCATTGGTGCAACGTCTCTAAGCGTAGCCAATATTACCAGGACTATTCCCAGTGGAACAACCATCATTTTTAACGATAGCGGCGTAGCAGATCCAGTTACCCTTACGGCAGATTTAACGCCAGGCTCAACTATTGCCTACATATCCGCTTTGGCTATAGCCATTTCTTCCGGTGCTACAGCCACCATTGGTGCAAGCGTGGTAATTGCTGCGGCTAATGCGGCTGTTAATGCCACATCCGTTACCGTCAGTGCATTATCCGTACCGATGCCTTCGGGTACAACATTGAACTTTGCTACTCGCACATCTGATGGTTGGCAATACATAGGTAGTGCCACACTTACGGCGGCGGCGTTGGCAGGTGCTACTGCTATTACAATCACGGCTTTATCTGTAGCTATTCCCAGTGGAGCGATCGCCTGGTTTGGGACTCATGCTTTCAATAGTTTCATACTTGCAATAGACCCGGCTGATACTCAATTCCTGGAGTCTGGCAATTACGGCTATGACGTAATTTGCAGACAATCGGACGGATACACAATCAGACTAATTCAAGGCAATTGCACATTAACAGATCATTGGAGTGATGGAGTTTAATCATGGCAGATGTTACCGTAGGTCGTTCAGTACCCTTACAACCTGGACAACAGCCTTCAGCTAGTTCTATTTCTGTGGTTCAGGCAACAGACCATCCGCCTATAGCTGTGTTTGATGCCTATGAGGGT